ACCCTCAACTCTTCTATCGCCTTGTGTAACATATTCGGTCGTAGAGTGGAAAAACTAAAAATTTACATGAATGACTTTGCAGAAAATAACTTACGTCATCTATATGGCACCTTGCTGCTGTGTTTGGACCTAATTTCAGATGGGTATGAGATTCATTTGATAGAAAGCATATCAAATGAAGAAATTAAAAAAATGGGAGATATTGACATTTTTGCATCATTCAATTCTGAGATTCATCTATTTGATTACACTCAAATTAAAAATAACAACATCTATCATGCTCAAAATCCAGAAAAGATGTTTATCCTTGAACAAAAATTTCAAAACGTGACATTCCAAGCCCATGTTTCAAGTAGACAATTGCCATCATGGTTGTGGGACATTACGATGAAAGACACTCAAACCATCAAAGGTAATTTCAAATCACAATTTTTATTGGCACAAAACTTGGTAGATTTTTCTCAACAACTATCTTCAACAGACGCAAAGTTGCTGTTGGATGATTATAGTGTGAAAGTTGACTCAGCAGTTGGAAAAGGTAGCAATACTAATGTGCGTACTTTACCTAAAGGTGACTCTTCTGCATCCTCCATGATACCAGCTGCCATTCGCATGATTGGTCACAATGATGTTCGGTCATCTATTGTTTACAATGAATTAATAGACAAAATCTGCAAAACAGAAGAATCTCGTGAAGATTACAGTGCGAATTTCCTTAATGAAATAGAAAATTGTGAAGAAAAACCTATTTTCAATTTCCCTTTGGCTGCTCGAAATGTAGGCATAACCAGTAACAACCCTTTCACACGATTGTCCTTAATCTCAGATGCCATTCAATCTCATGGAGGATTGGTGAATCCTCTCATTCAATTGCTAGTTTGGTCATTGGACGGAGAAATGCACCCGACAGAATTGGAAAAAGAAACATTAAAACACAATCCTTTGTTTTTTATGTATGACGGAATATTTGTGCAGAGGAACAAAACCAAAACAACTGGAGCTCTAATGAACTCTGTGCGGTTGTTTTTCAAAGGAGAGTACAAAAGTTTGAGGTCTCTTGCATATGGAGATGAGAAAACCAAACACGTGGTAAACAAAATGCGTTATCGCAAAACAACACATAATTATGTGCAATTGGAAGAAAAGTTAGCTAGCATGACAGCATGGTGTAAACAACCCAGTGTAGGGAGCAGGTACTACGAAGATATTGATCGCCTTATTGATTGTGTTTTGCCTGACAGTGATGTGGCTAGTACCCTTCGCAAATGCATGAGCCAGGTGATGCAAGGTTTATACAAAACCCAATTGGGATCTATGATCAGCTTTGTGCAAGAAGTGGCCACTTCTGTTTGCAACAGTCCGAGGAAGAAACGTTTGGCTAGATCAAGTCATGGTGGATTCAATCAACATATTTGTGATTTGTCTTTGGATTGTGTTACTGACAGATTTGCAGTATCATTGACTAACATGAGCAGTTTGTTGAACACTCACAAAGATCAAACTGTGTCTGTAGCAGGATACTTTCCTGGTACCGGTATGGAATTTTCTAGATCTCATGTACAAGGATTGTCAGAATGGTTCAATGTCTCTGGTGCAGATCTAGATTGGCATACCACTTTGGTTCACAAATTGATTAGTTGGTTGTCGTTGGAAGTTGAAGAAACTCTCATTAATGAACCTTCTCCTTCTCCTGAGATGATTCTCAATTTGTATTTGTATCCCTCTTTAATCATGACTATCAATGATCAAAAATTTGCTCAAGCAAGTGAAATGGTTAGATACATTTTCGTCAATAGCACAGGTATATCTGGTGGCACAAAAAATTTGTATGAAAAGATTCGTTGGTACAAACCAAATGATTTAGTATCTAAATTGTATCTGTGTAGGATGATCAAGATGTCTACAGGAATTCAATGGTTAAAAGCAGTGGATGCCAGGTCTGATATGATGAAGCCATATCAAGTGAATATTCAAGACGGAGAGCATCTTAGCAAAACTTTCCATTTTCGACATTGGAAAGTGGCTTTTCCCCACGAAGAACATTATATACCTTCGGATCTGCATGTGTACAATTCATTTTATATTTGCAAAGCTTTTACTGTGGAAAGACACAATAAGATGCTCAGTGAAGCTTTAGTTATAAAAAAACAGTTAGAAAGTAGAAGAGCATTTATGGACATTTATCGTCAAAATCGAGATCATGAGTTATCTTTTCTACCTGATTTTCAATCTGTTGATGAATTGAAAGAGTATTGCCTACAAATGGATTATGGTAATATGGTCACTGAAGCTTATTCTCCTAGTCCCATAGTTGTGATGTTGGGATCTTTAGCCACTTTACTTAAGACACACAAACACTTTGATTCTGTGCTCGAAATAGTTGACAAAGAATATCAAACTAGAGAGTTGCCTAGATCACTCAAATTGTCCGACATCATGAACAATCATGGTTCTGTGGCCAGTAAAGGGACACATGGATTGATAGTAACCAACAAAAAGAAAGTTGAAAAAGTCAAAGTAGGGAAAAAAGTGGTCGAGACTCACATTAACACACAAAATGACAAAGCATATCACACACTTCTTAGAGATGTGCATGATTTTGTGACAGAAGCCCCAGCTAAAAGTTGTCCGTTGGATTGGAAACAAACCAAAATAGAGTATGAAGATGTCATGCCATCCACTGAATCTATTCTTAAAGAAGCCCTTAGAGCAAATAATCTCATTTGGCCCTTGGTAGCTCGACATTTGGTCAACTTCACTCAGTTTGTCAGTAAAATGACACACAAGGACCAGATTTCCCAACGTGAAATAGCGACATTGAATGCAGCTGCTAGAATTTGCTGTTATTACGTGGAAGAATTTGCCAGGTTGATTCGAGACACTGAACACAAATCAGGAACACAAACTAATGTGATTGAACGCAAAGACAAAGAGACAATTGTTAAAGGAGCGTTTAACAAAAGTAGATTGTCATCTTCAGAAGGAGAAACTGTAATTTATGACTCAGCTGATTGCAGTAAATGGGGACCTAGTATGTTGAGTCCTATCATGTACATTAGTTTGGGAATGCGCATATCTGATGGATTTGTGCGTAATTCCATTTTACGTTCTTTGTCATTATTTTCTAATAAAATTTTCAAGATTCCCGATCATTTTTTTCTAAATTTTGATCAATCTAGTATGGACCCTGAAACGACAAACGCTGTAGATGAGGTACGCCAAATGTTGAGGAACATGGTTTGGCCCATGGGAGACTCTCAGCGACAAATCATAAATCTTCCTGAAAGTATGCATCAAGGAATTTTAGGAGCTACTTCTTCAGTGTTGGGTAGCGACATGCTCAATCTGAGCAGATATGTGACTCATGAAATTTTTGACAATATCACTGTTGAGAGTTTTTGCACTTCTGACGATTACACTAGGATCATAACCATATCAGGCTTGGATCAAATGGAAGATTCATTCTCGCGGATTATCAAAAGAAGTCTCAGCTTGCATGTCAAAGTTTCTAATGATTTTGGCATCAAAAGGAACATGGAAAAAAGCTCTCATTCAACTACTGTTATGGAATTCAATTCAGTGTTCTACACTCCTTCTAGTGAAAATCGACCAGACATTAAATCTAGATTGTCGTATGTTGATTTTGGTCATAGTTATGATCCTTATCCTAATGCGTTAGAATGTCTCAATAAGGGCACAGAATTTTTGCGTTCCGAGGGCAGTCTACATGGTGCGTGTTGGGTTCAACTATTGAACACACATCTCAGTATGATGCAGAATCAATCTTTGCCTCTATTCAACACATTGAACAAGGGTATTTTTGAAGTCCCATTAGAATTGGGTGGATATCCAATGATTGATCCAATAGCAGCTATATATAGTACCAAATATATTCCTTTAGTAGGCAACTATTGTCCCACCACCAATTGGGATCCCAAAGCTGCGCTCAGAGTGATGATGGAATTGAGACCCGATGAAGTGGAAGAGATATCATTGGATCCCACTGACAGCATGAAATCTAGAGTGCCTAAGATGAGCAGATCAGGCACCATCCATTTGTGTAGGCGAGATAAACGTGAATCTAGAAAAGTGAGAGAATTCTTGCAACAAGTACCCAGGGAATTTTATACTGACTTAAGATTTCCAGGTAGCAAATATTCATTGTTACCTTCCCTGATGGCTTGCATGCAACGTGAAGAATCCACTGGTAGTGGTGAATCGTCTAGTATCAGATATTCTGTTCCCCAAACCCCAATGGATGCTTTATGCTATAGATTAAATAGCAAATTGTTGACTGGTTGGCTAACAGATCAATTGGTGTCTAGACGTCAGTTGCATCAATTAGCAGAAGACTGGCATATCAAAAGGATCTTAGGTTTACTGGCTACTGATGAAGAGATTGTAAAATTGGATGATCCAGACATTCCTCTATTTTATGAGAACTTCGTTTTAGAACATACTAAATATTTGAGTCGACTAGCATCAATAAAAATAGTCAAAATTTTACCTGTTAACAAGAGGACCCATTTGCATCCTATTAGAGAAACATTTGTTCCTAGTACGTGGTATGACTCTGTGGTGCAAGACTTTTGCGTCGATTACAAGCCTGTAGAATTAGGTGGCAACACCAACATGCATCCTTCTTTATTTTTGGAAAGTGTCATGATGTTCAAAGCCAAAATGAGAGATATGGTTAGTAGAAAGCAAATAATTAAATTGGTGTTATTGGAGCAAGACAGTAAAGTAGTCTCTTTGTTAGAAAAAATTCTATTGGGTGGTTTTATGAATGGCTGCAGGACTATTTATGATATAAATGTTGAAAATGTATACCAACGTCCTGTAGAAGACTTTGTGGGACACATTATGAAATTGATCACCAAACCCAATTGGGATGATCAGTGGGGCATTCATGGGGACATTACATGGGACATATTGGATGATCGTATTAGCACTTTAATGAAAAATAAGCGACTAGCTCATTTTGATTTGACCACCTTACTGAATGCATCCATGGGTACAACAGAATTTTTAACCTTCTCTGACACTAGAAGCAAGATGGAAATTTGGCACATATTGTTTGAAGTATTTTCTGGCAAAACTGGAAGGAAGTTAGTTCTTTCACCTCATAAAATTGATTTTAACCGACAGCATGAGGTGTTCAAAATAGGATCTCTATCTTCATTATATAGCAATCCTTTAACTCCACTGGGTGCAGAAATCATAGGCAAGGAAACTATACAAGAAGATGCATCTGGTTGTTTCAATCATTATTATTTTCAAACAAAAGAAGGAGACATTCGACTTCCCAATGCTACACAACATGATACACATAATTTGTTGGATGTGTCTAGTTTGGATTATGTCAACGTCATGATTAAAAACATCAATGGTTTTCTTGTGTTAACTACTACTAATGGCTTCCCCATATCCATATTATGTTCTTCATTGCCAGAACATAGTAATACTGTTTATTTACATTTTCAACAAGAGTTCTTAACTAAAGATCTCATAAACAAATTGGGTCTCAATAACCCATATTCTGGAGTGTCCCCAGCACTGAGGAAAATCCTGTATAGTAACTTGATGTTGTTTCATGAAGATGAAGTGGTGGTAGATGAGCATGTCTCAGAACAACTAGATCTTCGTGAAGAACAGCAGCTACAAGAAGAAATGAATCAT